TTCAACGTTGAGAACGAAGTTCTCGAATTGAGTATAATTTTTGCATCTTTTGCAGCAGCCGCCTTTGTGGTGATCGTGTCGGTCTGGATTTGACCGTCAAAAATTGCGGCGTCGTCCGTAACACGTAGTCTTTCGTTTGATGCCGTTAATCCACCAGTTGCAATAATTACATCATTCGTCTTTGAAAAAATGACAGCATCGCCGTTATCATGACCGGCATAAAACACACCTCCAGAAAGCAAGGCGTTTGGAGACCCCCCATTAAATCGTGGCTCAGTCAGTCCCGTGTAGGCGTACTTGTCATTTTCGTCTACAAAGCGAACTTGTATCTGTGAAGTGTAGGTGACTTTCGTGGGGTCATTTTTTACGCTAATGCCGCCAATGCTTTGAATGTGTTCTTCGCCTACGGTAACAGCAGCAGAGCCATCGGACGCAGGCTTGACCGAGACACGCAGCAACTTTTCGCTTGGGCTTGCTGTTGGGTCACCGGTCTCTATCTGAAACTGACCATTGCCGTTATCTGATAACGTCACCTTGTTATCAGTGCTGGATATAGGCAGAGTTCCGGTGGGAATATCTAAGTTGTCTTCAAGCCATTGCTTGTCTGCTTTGATTGTGTACTTCGTGTACTCCTCACCACCAATGTCAACAGTCTCTGAGGAGATGTCTATTCCTTCACCCTCTTCAAAGATTATATTTCCAGCACCTCCCCCGCTTGATCCTAAAGCTGTCAAGGTATATACGCCATCTTCATCATCAACCGTGAGTGTCAGAATATTTCCCGACTGAATGTCTTTGACGTAATTGGTTGGTATCTGATCTGGCTTGGCAAAGTTCAGGTTGTTATTTAGATATGAGTTGTCCGTCTTGACTGTCCAACCTGTGTTGCCCGTCTGGTTAGCAGTGGCGTTTGAACCAGCTACAGTGATCCCATTTCCTTGAGTTAAGTTAATGGCACCATCACCGGGAACCACTGGTGCAGGGATAACTGGGATTTCTGGGATTTCTGGGATGTCTGACTTGAGAGCAACAGTGTCATCAACAGCAACAGACCAGCTAGTGTCTCTTGATTGATTAGCAGTTGCGTCCGTTCCTGTAACATTAATGCCCTTGCCAGAATTCAGCTTTATCGTTCCGTCATTAGCGTCCTTCGGTATGATCAGACTATTGATAGCATCAGTATTGTTCTGTATCTCTTGACTGTTGTTTTCCACGTCAGTCTTGAGATCATCAACTGTGTGAATGATGTTTGATGTCTTACGTGTATTATCAGCCATTAAATTTCCTCAACATTTTCAAGTACATCTAGCAAGGCATGTTGTGCATCTGCCGATTTTGTTTTGAGTGCGGTCTTTAAGTTGACAAGAATGTTCTTCAATCCCTCAAGTCTACGGCTTATGTCAACCGCATCTTGTGCTTCAAGTCCATCTATTCTGTCCAGCAAATACCAGTTCACCTCTTGCTGGTTCTTTATATCCTGCCTAGGAACCGCTTTAACGTAAGACGGTCGTTCTCCTAAGGTAGCTATGTCAGCAGTAGTCAAACCTAGAGTCTCGAAATCAACAGCCCCTATCCAACTAAAGATAGAAACATTGTCTCCTGCTTTTGTGTCGATGCCGGTTGCGAGAGTTAGATTTAAGACTTGAAGCGTGTAGTTGCTTGGAGATAATACAACGCCGTTGATCGTTACAAATGCGGATGTTGACTGAACAGCTATGGGTAACGGGAATATTTTCTGATTGTCTGTTGATGTAATTTCGACTGTGCGATATGCAATGCTTCCTGTTCCGTCTATACCCGGCGGCCCTTCCGGCCCCTGCCCTCCTGTTTGTCCCTGTTGTCCGCGACCACCAAGCCAAGCAAGTTCAGACCAGCGTGTATTACTATCGCCTATTTTTACGCACTGATCTGGATACTCAGGGTTGACATACTCAATATTTGGATTGGGCCGCCAGAGGTGCCCACCACCGAGTCCAGCTACGCACTCATACACATAAGTATCGACGCCGTCATTTACAAGTATGAAAGTCCCAAACAACTCTTCAGTTGCTGGAGGCAGGTCGCCTAATGAATAAGTAGTCGGTGGGTTTCTTGGCCCTATAGAATAACACCACTCACCAGACGCGGGTATTGGGTTGTTCTTTAGCCAATTTGTGTTCGTATCTTGACGAACACGTATCTGCTGAAAGTTGCGTTCTTGAGAATCAGTAGTTCGGTGACGACTCGGCTGCGGCGGCTGTAATGTCATTGTGGGCTCCTACTTCTTTTATGTCATCCTAAGGTGCCTCGACATCACTACTTTTTCCAGTTAGGTAAATGATTCTTGTGAGCCAACTCCTTAGCACCTTTCTTAGACAACTTATGATGCTTCTTCTGATAGTGTTTAGTAAGTCTATCTTCTACGGTCTTGCTAAACTTCTTCTTGGTAGGTTCTCTCTGTTCGGCTTTGTGTTCGATAATCCCAGTTACGTTTAAGTTGCGGGCTTCAGCAACCTTTTTAATCTCACCAGTTGTTGACACCCATGCCATTGGGTCGCAGTGGCCCTTTTTATTTGCCAAACCGGACATATACATTTTCCCGGTTGGGTTAATTCCTGCTGCCTTTGCCTCCCTCAGTATCCTGTCAGCTTGGAACTTTGGCATATCTGACAACCACTCACCGTTTAGCTTTCCTTCCATGAATGTTCGATCAGTTCCTCTTGTTGCAGGTGGTTGCCCCAGACTGCACATAATGGAGAATGACTCATCCTGACCGTCTTCAATCATTGAGACATAATGCAACTGCTGTTCTCTAGGTGCCTCAGCTAGTTCTTGCGGTAGATACGTCATACTTGCAACTCCGGTGGTGGTTGGGATAACTCTTCTTCAGGTGGTGGTGGCGGTGGTGCCTCCCCCCCTCCAGCCTCTGGAACACCTTCCGCGTCGGAGGCACTCGGCGGTGGCGGCTCCATAGGAGGAGGTGGTGGGGGAGGCGGTGGCGGTGGAATCATGTAAGGCTCTGGATCAATATCTAGTGACTTGGCCCAGTCAGTTAGTAGTGCATTGATAGGGCCGACTTGACCCATAGGAATAAGACCTTGCAGGACAGGTGCAAGAACTTGCACTGCCATCTGCATTTTTTCTACTTCCGATGCTTTGTTGGGCTTTCTGGCTGAACCGGCTTCGATTCGGTAATCAAATTCTCTAGCTATAGTATGAACATCTAGCGACTGAACGCTTTGGCCCCACACCTCAGCACCGAAAGGCCCAACAATAGGTGCTACATCTTCAGGCTGTAATAACCATCGGGCAGCTAACGCTTCCTTTCGTGCCATTATACTCATGGCATCTTCTAAACAGTTAGCCATGTCATCCGGTCGGACAGAGATTGCTTCTGCTTTAACCTGTGCTTCGGCTGCACTACGGTATTGATTTCGTGTCATCCCGTAGGCTAATTCAGTCAATCCTGTAGCCTTATCAAACATCATGCTGACGGCTTCAATGATCTTCCATATCTCAGGATTGACCTCAGGCATCTGAAATACGCTGACTATGTCATCGACTGATCGACCAAGCGTCTCTGAAAGTTCTATAAGAGCAAACCCAGACTCTTCGTGTCTAAGCATCTGGTCTTTTATGTCGTCGCCTGCTGCCTTGGCAACACCAACCATAGTCTTACAGCTAGTCATGACTCTGGTAGCCAAGAAGGACATGGCCCAGTTAAGGAATCTCAACTCACTGATACCCGGCTTGATGTGACTGATAGGCCAGATGTATCCGGGCTTCCTGTGGAACTGAAGCGGAGTCCAAGGCCAACCATTAGACGCTTCCATGTGGAACGGGATGGGCCATCGTGTTCGCGTGAATAGCGAGTTAGGTAGCCCTGTCTCGTCAGGCTGTTCTAATGCTATATCTTTAGGAACATTAAGAGGATGATTAACTCCTTCAGCAACGACGATGTAGCAGTTCTCTCCTAGCCCATCAAATATCCCCTTAAACTCTTTGGGGAATCCCTTTAGCGTGTGACCAAATCCTGTCTTGGAATAAATCTTATAGTAGACAATCAGGTCATTTGTCTTACCGTTCTTTCTCTTTGTCTTTGTTCCTCTGTCCTGCGGATCGTGGGTAGAAGCATAAGACTCCATGTGCCCCTTAAGGTCTGACTCGTTCAGTCCGTACTTTGCGGCTACATCTTTAATCGGATGGACGCATCTTCTGGCTGACCATAGGCAGTCTTCTTGTTCGTCAGCGTCTGGGTCGAGGAGCAGGTTGTCGCAACTGTCGTAAAAACTTCCAACAATTCCATATTGCTCGCCCTGCTCGTTCTTCTCCAGAGTAATTAGTTCCGTCCACCATAAACCCATGCCTTTAATT